ATTCCAAAGCAATCCCTCGGCATCGTCTAGCCATTTGCCTAAAAATAAATGCTCGTAACGGTGGAGGTTTTCTTGTTCAACGCGCTTTGCCTGGTCAATAAATGACTGGCTTAAATTCTGTTTGTTGTCTAAGTAAGTCGTATGAATGTAGCTAGTATCGTCGCGCGTATGCTTTACAAATCGCCCATAAATCCAATGGCTTTTATACGATGGATTCATTACCAGGATAACGCGGTTTGGTTTGTTTACTGCCCTAATCGATAAGTCGATGCGGTCAAATACATCCTCGTCCATTAACTCCTCAGATTCGTCGAGAATAAAAGTAGTAACGCCAGCGATTGATTTAAGGTTAGCCGTTGCCGTCCCTTGGCTGGTCTTAATGCCACGAAATAAAATTTTTGAGCCTGTCGCCTTGTTAATGATTTCGGACTGTGTTATTTCAAAGTCTTCCAACTTATTCATTAACTCAATCTTATCGATAAACTCAGGAATAATGGAAATAAACGCAGAGGTAAGCGTCCAACGTGTAAACAATATTACATGGCCCTCCTCATAAGTCAGGTTTAAAAGAAACATCGACAATGTCCACGATTTCCCCGATCCACGGCCGCCAGTAATTAGAAAATAACGCGTTTTTGGGTCCTCTAAAAATAAAGGTTGGTATTTGTCTAGTAACTTGATTGATTCCATTACTTGGATTTAAGCCATTCAATTGGCGGCGTTACCTTTTCGCCTAAAGTAGTAACATCGATTTGCTGGCGCGGCATACCAAAGCGATAATTAAGCCAGGTCTTTATTGCCTGGGTGTCTCCATTCTCGCAGCGATTTAATAGGGCCGCCCATATCTTAGCTGGAACAGCAACCGCGTCCATTTGTTCAATAAGCTTAATTTCGTCAGCCTTTGGCGGTCTCCCCGCTCCTGGCCTTGCGCCTCCATTTTGTCCCATGTGAAATAAACTGTTTATTCAGTAAAGTTAAAAAAAAGTCTAAGCAAACTTAGACCTTATCAAATACCATAATTGTGTAGCCAAACCAAGAAGCATTTGTTGCGGCCTTTCTAATCTTTTCGCTATCGTTAAAATTAAATTTAAATCCGCGGTCCTCAACTTGCGAAATTATATAGTTGTTATTTCTGCAATTAACGTGTCCGCTTCCACCTTGGCCCTCAATCGCCCAGCTAATAACCAAATGCTTTTTGGCGTGCTTACAAATGTTGTCAATAAATTGGTCTTCAAATTCCGCTGGTATATGTTCGCCAACCTCCAGCGACAAAACAACATCGAATTTTTTACCTAAATAAAATGGCTTGGACAAGTCTAATACTTTGCCAATTCCACCGCTTAGCGCTTCTGTATTTGGGTTGCCGTCGTATGCCTCCACCTTATACCCGTCAGCTTTAAAAGCTTTGGCATAATCACCCATACCACATCCAAAGTCGACAACTGTCTTGGCTTGTTTTTCTGCTAAATAATTAGACAAAGCCGCGGCAATGCTTCGGTCGTGAATGTGACCAGTTGCGTCCGTTGTTTCCCAAAATCCTAAATTGTTTATTTTCATATCTTTTTAAATTTTAAAAAAAAGCTTGAGCAAAACTCAAGCCTTTTAAACATCAACAAACCCAAAATAACTACATTAATATGATTGTTTGGCCTGTTGGCTCGCCAGTAAAACTGCAAAGCTTTCCATTCCATTCAAAGCGCACCTCTTTTTCTCGGCCCTGGTAAGACGCGGCCAGCGTTCTAATTTGTCGCTGGACAAGCTCAATTGTTTCAAACTTACCTTTGCCTTTATTCGACCAAGGCGACCATTGTCCGTCCCTTAGTCGGTACCTAATCTCAAGCGAATAATCAGGCTTAGAAATCGGGTAACCTTTAGCCATCTTTTCGTCTAATTACAACCTCTAAGCCAATTGCCTCGCAAATTTGCCTTAATCTGTTTAAACTTATAGACTCCCAGCCATTTTCAACCTGGTTAATTGGTGCCAAGGACAGTCCTATTTTGTCGGCCAATTGCTCCTGGGTGTAGCCAGCGGATTTGCGTGCTTTTCGTATAAATAATCCCTCGTAAATGCTCATCGTTTTAATATTTAGGCAAATATAAGATTCCGATAATAATACAAGTTAAAAACAAGATTTTTGTTTAAAACGGGACCAATTTATAAATGCCCATGTGTATAAACTCCTCGCCTTTTTTTACCAGGCATTTGCGAACGTTCAACTCAAAAACGTTTTTGTCGTTAAAGCCGTATTTCTTTTGCGCAATGTCAATAAGCAACTTAACTGGATTGTCTAGATCGCTGGCCTTATTGCTAAAGCCAAAAAAAAACTCAATCCTCAACATTTCTTTTGGGTCAATTTCGGCTTTTGGCAACATAAATGAAATCGTGCGCTCGTAATGCTTATACGCTTCGGTCTTAAAGCGTTTGCCTTGCCAAGCCTCGTTAACGCTTAGCGGTTTCTCATTCAACTTAAATTGGATCATTTACATTTTGAATAAATCCAAGACCAGGCCAAAGTCCACAAAGCCAATGCAACTATAAATAGCAGCAAGCTAGAAACCTTTAGGAGCGCAAGTAGGGTAATCCCTACAAGCGCCACAAAGATTGCGTACAAATCATTTTTTTTCATTAGAACGGTAAGTTATCGTTTTCGACAATGCGTTTCTCTGTAAAGTTTACTTTTGCAGATTTTAGCTTTTCCAAAAGTTCTTGTTGTGTTGGCTGGTTTGCCACTTGTACGGCTTCCTTTTGCCAAACTTGTAAATAATGCGTTGGCTTACCTTCCACAATTTGCGGCTTTTCCTTAATGTCTAGGTTTACCCATTCAGCATCGTTGTCGTTAAGGTATTGTAAAAGTCCTTCCAAGTCTTTTCTTGATTGGCTCACTTTCCAAATTTCTCCAAATTTGGTTTGAACTAGCTTTGCGTTTCCGCCGTAAATTTTGCTCATAGTTGTTTTGTTTAAATTAATTGATCTAAATTTTTTTCGTCCTTAATTGCCTGTAAAATAAACAATTTCCAAATCTTATTCTTTGTCTTGGCCCCAACTGTTGACTCTTCAACGTACCTGGTTGTCAAACGCAATTCCTTACGAACGTCGATTTCTATTTCTTGCACGTTAAAATCCCAAGGCTTTAAAATTCCTTTTTCTTGGAACTTGTTAAACCAGTACATCCCCCAGTCAGCTAGGTGCTTGCAATTTCCAGTTTCTTTTGCCTCCTGGTAATTGTCTCGAAAGGTTTGCTTTCCAACCTCAATCCAGTACGCAATCTCTTCGTTTGTTGGCTCCTTTTCTTTGTTGTTTAAGGCTTGGACCTCCTGTACGATTTGGCTTTGGTGATGGGCGTAATATTGATTGATCCAAACGCTTACCGTCCTTTCGTTAACGTGGTAAAAATCGCCGTACTGGCCCCTCATTCCAGCGTGTAAAATATAATTTACTCGGTCCTCAGTCATCCAGCCATAAGAGCCAAATAATTTGCTGAGGCATCCAAGCAATTCGTTTGCCTCTTCTTTTTTGTATTCCTTAAATTGTTTTAGTCCACAAACAAACTCCATTTTTCGCAAGTGCGTTAAAATTATCTCATCCATTTTTTAAAAGTTTTTGTTTTTGTAAATCCTCGTAAAGTTCGTCGAAGACGTTGTAGGTTTTTGACTTTTCCGCTGGCTTGTAACTAGTTTTTAAATTATTGCCAATGTAAAGATTAAAACTATTCTCGGCTTTGGCGATTGTCATATTTTCGCCCTCTTTTAAAACCGCCCATTTTTTAAACAATCTTTCAATAGTATCTGAATCCGTCGAATGTACCTCTGCCATTCTTTCAAAGTAGGGACGCTTTAAAGGCTTTTCTTTTTTAAAATCATTAAAGATATCCTCTAAAGAAAAAAGCGCGCCAGCGCCTATTTGTTTATTTACATTTCCATTTACATTAACATTATCATTTACATTACCATTACCATTTACATTTACATTTACATTATCACCGAACGAAATTGAACGCTCGTTAACGCTCGTTAAAGTTCGTTGCCGCGATTCAACGGATTTTTTTGCCGCATCCTTTCGTTGTTCTTGCTTATTTTCCCAAGTTTTAAGGTCTCTTTTAAGCTGAGTCTTAATTGGTAAAAATGCCACCTTTAAAAGTTTGTCGCTTGTTATTGGGTCCTCATCGTTAACATAAGCGAAAATATGCTTAATTAACTTGCCAGCATCCTCGTCGGAAAGCTCATCAAATACTTCTCTTTGATCCGTGTAAAGTAAAAATGATTTTTTGCCTTGCATTTTTTTAAATAAAAAAACCCAACTGGTGGTAGACAGTCGGGTTCAGGTTAAGGTTAACCTATGGAATTATTCTAGCTACCACCCTGGAATAATTCGATACACAAATATAAATCTTTTTGATTTATCCAACCAGGCAACGCTTCTTTAGTTGAAAATAAATACAACCGTATGAAAGTCCCATTTCTTGAGCAATTACCTTTATTTGCTTTCGGTCTTGCCAAGCTTCAAATATTAGCTCCTTTTGATATTCAGTTAAATTTCGTCCCCTCATTGTTATCTAAAATTAGTTCAACTGCATTTAAACAATCATGGAATAAAGCGCCGCCCATGTCTATCGAATTGTGCAAACGTTCGAATAAAGTCACAAACTCATGAAATTGCTTTATTGTTTCCTGTCCTCTGTCGTAATTTTCCAAAAACCTAAACGCCTCGGTTGACTTTCTTTTTAGCGCGTTAATCATGTTTTTATGTTTGGTTTTTAGATCATTGTCAAAAGATTTTAGCATTGTAACATCCTCGTAATAATCCAACATGATTTCCTGGAGCGCCAAGTAAACCAGGTACTTTTGAGTTGCCCGATGGTTTAACTCTTCAATTATTTCCTCTCGTGTCATCGTTTTATAAAATATCGTGCAACTCGTTTACCATTTTCTAACGTGACCATGTCGGTTTGGACGTTTAAACCTTTGTCTCTTAGGTTTGCAATCCTGGCGGCCAGCCTAAAGCATCCAAACTGGGTCAATGCCTCCAGCTGGGTAATTGAATAGCCATTTAAAAGCCATCCCTTGATCAGCGCGTTTTGAGAGTCTGTGCTTTCCATTATTGTATAAGATTATGAATTTTAAAAATTGCATCGTTATAAACTTGTCTAAATTCTTCTTTAGTCATTGGCTCCAAATCATTTTTTGCCCAAAAATCTGAATGCCATCTAACTTGGTCAACTTTTATATAAGCGTAACTTAGCAATTCAGACAAGTAAAAAGGATTTACAACAAGCACGTCCGTTTCATTGATAATCATGTAATGCAAATGGACGATTTTAAAGTACCTGGGGACTTCCATGTGCAACTCGAGTACTTTGGTCGTTTTAATTAAATAATTTTCCATAGGAGTTTGGTTTTAGGTGTTTACAATAATTTTAAGCCTAGCATATAACCCAGCGCAAAGATTGGCGACAAAGCTAGGACTGTGTAAATGATTTTTCCGATTACTTTAACTGCTTTTTTCATTGGTGTTTGTTTAAATGTTTAACAAATATTAAAAGAATCTTAGGAATAAAAAAGAATTTATACTTTTTTCTCAATCATGTTTTTAGACTCGGCAACATCCAGCAGCTTTTTAACCTTGCGAAATTCCAAGTTTTGATCCTCTGCTATTTCTCGGCAATCATAGCCGTATGTTGCCAAAGTTAAGATTCTGCTTATTTGGTGATCCGTTAGAATTTGAAATATATTTTCGTCCATCAACTTTCGAGGGTAAAGCTCATGCAACCTCATTTTAGTATAGAGCAAATACCCTACTTTTTGCTGATCTAGTCCAACAAGCTTTGCAATTTTCTTGCGCGTTAATCCTTCCAAGTAAAGCGCTTTAATTTTAATCATGATTTCATCAAGTTCCATAATCTTTCGAATGTTTCGTTAAAAGGTAATTTTTCTTCGTTAAATGTGGAGGCGACGCCCCTGGGCGCTAGGTCCCCAGGGCGTTGGATAAATTTGCCTAAATACAGATAGCTTTTCATTTAATTTGGAGGTTAAAATTTTCGATTATTCTAGCGCCAGTAATATTTTCGCCGCGTTTAATGGCTTCTTTAATAGCTACCTTGTCAGCGGTTACCACGTTTTTAATGTTGACAAACTGGCTAGGTAATGCCTCCACAATGTCGACCTCGACCGCCTCGCTACGGCGTAAAGAAAGCTTGAATAAAGGACTTTCTATCTTGTCGATTGTACTTACTAGCATTGCCTCCGTTACTGCGTCCTTAAGCCTTGTAATGGCTCGGTCCTTGCTTTCCTTCATTGCTTTTAATCGCTTTATTTCTTGGTCGATTGCGTCGCTATCGCTTTGAATGTTTGCGATGACCTTGGCGTAGTTGCCAGCCTTTGCCTGGAGTTGTTCCTGGTTAATTACTAGCATTTGCTCCAGCTCAGGAGTCAGCTCGTCGGTTTCCAAAAGAAAGGCTAATTCTTGAGCCTCCCTTGTTATTTCGTATAAATTCATATTAATCCGTCTAAAGTGTCTTTTTGATCCTGTGTAAATTCGTATTTAGTTATCGCCTCTTTTGCTTGCTTTTGCTGGGCGTCCGTTCCGTTAAGGTATTTAACTATGAATGCAAATTGCTCGTCTGTCGGCTTTGGCTTTACAACCATTGCAACCTTTGGCGCGTGGTCGTTTGTCGAATCGGGGTCTTTTGTATCGTCGATTAAAAAGAGCCCATTCAAGCAGTATTTACGCGCATAGCTAGACGATGATCCAAAGGACTGGGCCACGTCCATACCTTTTCGGTTAATGTCGATGCCAGCCTGAGCCGTTACCGCTCTACCTTCAGTTCTGCCTTCTTTATCTATCTGTATAGATGCAGTACTTTCAATAAAAACAATGCCGCCAACCTCTTTAACTTCGTCCTCAATTATTAAGGTACATTCGTATTTTAAAAGCAATGGCTTTACCGCCTCAAGTATATCCTCGACTGAACGGTACTTATATTTCCCAAAGGAATTATACTGGTTTTTTGGAGCTTTTAACTCCGCTTGGATTAAAATCAATTCTTTCATAGGTGTTTGTTGTTTAAAGGTTGCGTTCAATATTTATTACTAATTCGTAAATAAGAGAGTTGGTAGGCGTTACCTCGTCCCAGCCGTTGGTATCTTCGTTAAACTTTGTAATTGTTTTGGTTGTCTCAATTTCAACCTCAATCTCGGAGTCGCCGCAGTAATCCCAGTCTGACTCTTCGCCGCATTGCTTGATCTCGTAATGGCCAGTCCAGCAATACTCTTCGCCTTCGTAAAAGAATAGCACCTCTTGGTCGAGGTACATTTCAGAATCGTTAAATAGTTTTCCCATAGGTATGTTTGTTAAATGTACATTCGAAATTATTACTTATTTCTATGATTCAAAACAATTTCTAAAAATATTTTAATCAAAACGCAATCTTTTGTTTTAGTCTCGTTTTTTATGCTTTTATCTTGCATCATGAATGAGGACCAAATAATAAATCCGTTTGGCTACGGAATAGCAAACAGGATATTGGACGAAAACAAAAAGCCAGTCGATTGGTGGATGCAATACTTGGAGATTAACCAGGTGGTCGACGAAAACGAATTTTATATTCTGTTTGCCGATGGCTTGCTAGTAAAAAAAGGACGATCTAAATACAAAAGTAGCCAATACACGTTTGGCGACGCTTACAAATCATTCCAGCAATATTATGACGAAAAAAAGACTTTTAAGAATGACCCCAACGCTGGTTGGTATTGGATTGCTCACGGCATTATTGATAAAGATTTGCCTTTAAAGTAAACTAGAGTTTACAAAAAGGTAAATAATGTAAGATATACTACGCATTAACGGCTATTTTTATACGTTGCCGTATAAGTCGGACAAAAGTGCAATTAAACGCCTAAATACATACAATAATGAGTCCTGATATCACCATGTGCCCAGGGACAAATTGTCCCCACAAAGAAAGTTGTTACCGCTTTACTGCAAAGCCTAGCGATTATATGCAATCCTATTTTATTAATTCACCAATTAAGGACGGTAAATGTGAAATGTACTGGGGCGATAATGCGCAAAGCGTTTGGGATCAGCTTAAAGAAATTGTAAAACCTAAATAGGGCGAATCTGCCACAATTAGTAAAAATTCATGCATTTATACCGTGCCAAATGTCGCCAAAATGTAGACGGTTGGTCCCAAATATTGTCGATTTTTGTTACGGATTTATGTAAAAAGGTAACAAACAATTCGGAATTTTACCGAATAGAAACCTATAAGTTTACAAATTGGGAACTATTATAAACCTTTAAAATAACTTTTTACTTACACTTACTGTATGTAATTTTTCTAAAGGCTGGAACTGATATTGAAAAATATACTTGTTATCCAAATAGCTAACCGACGCGCTCGGCTGGATCAATGAATTAACCCCAGCGCCCAGGTAAATCCCTTTAGGCTTTTGTACAATTGTCTTGGTTTCGGTGTTGGTTATTGTATTCGTAACGACTGGTATTTTAAAATCGCTTGTTGCGGTCATTTTTAGCACCTCTCCAAGGACTTCACCGCTCACGTTGGTACTTCCATACTCAAAAGGAAAAGACGCGTTAAACTGGCTAATTTGTGGCTTAAAATCGACAAGTACTGTATCCCTTAAAACTTCCGTTTTTATCTTTGTTTTAGGGACGTAAACGGTGTCCTTTACCTCCACAATCAAAGTGTCCGTTTTTGTCACCGTTTCAAATTTGTACACCGTCTCGCTTTCAGTCTTTGGGAAAAATATGTAGGCAACAATTATTCCAGCAAAAAAGGCCAGCGTTGCTATTTTTATTTTTTGGTTGTCGTTAGAGAAATTCATTGCTCAATAAATAAATTGTCTTGCTCTAATATTTTGCGTAACTCATCTCGGCAATACTTATAAGCCTGGTAAGTATCGTCCGATAATTCTTTGTACTTCATTTCAGAGCGTAATAATTGGTCAAACTCCCAAATGGCGCTCTTATAGTTATGGCCGTTTATTGCCGCTTGAAAATCGTCGTTTTCCTCGGGTAAATAGTATTCTAGTATTGCTTTCATAACGGAAATTTACAACTGTCTACTAATAATTCCCAAGTGTCAATATTTTTGGCTCTAATTCGTCGAGCGTCTAAGGTTAAAATTCGACCGCCAGTTGGTTTAATTGGTGCGCCGCGTTCAACGTGCCAACCGCCAAATCCGTCCTCGTATTCTTCCTTATACGATCCAGTTATTGCCAGGTGAATTTGTTTCTGTATTAACTCGTGGTGATGCTTGCCTGGGTTGTATTGTACTGCGTCCCTGGCATCATTACGGCTAGAATTTTCGTGGATATGGCCCATTACAAAAACGTCCATGTTTTCATACATTTCTAGCGCTCTAGTCAAGTTAATGGCTCCCTTTGTAACAACACCACCGCCGCCGCTTCCATGAAAGTATTTAAGCATTTTGGTCATAAAGGTATTTGTCTCAATTTGTTTTTTGATAACAAGCCAACCGCCATAACCGCCAGTATATACGCTAGTATTATTGTTGTAATTAAGCAAATCTACAAACCTTTGCAATGGATCAGTTTCCAAGTTTTTAATAATTGCGGTCTCGTGGTTGCCGTAGCCAATAACGGTTATTAAATGTGCGTAAGGTGTCCACCAATTTACGGCGTCCTCAATAACCGCGTCTATATAATTAGCTTTATTATGCTCAGGTAATACGTCCTTTTTGCTTCGCCTTGGGTCATATTTCCCTTGCATGAGGCATAAAAAATCGCCAGCGATAAAAACGGGAATGGCTTGTTGTTTGCAGTAGTCTAAATGGCGCTTTAATTTCTCGCGATCACATTTGGGATTGTCCCAATGGATGTCCGATAATAGAGCAATTTTAGACTCTGTTTGGCCGAGGTTTATTTGGTGCAAATTCCTCGATATTTTTTTTATTTCCATTAAATAGGAATGTAGGTTGTTTTGCCTCCCGACCGAACGGCCTTTAGCTTTTGCTTTCTATTTCCGCTTTTAACATAGCTAACGTGAACCCAGTCAGGATTAAAATCTGTTCCAAACTCCCATATTAGCTGGTCAAAATCTAGCTTATTTTTAATGTAATCAAAAACCATTCTATTTGTAACCTCGCCGTTGCTGCCGTCCATGTCAATGTCAATGGCTTGGCCTTTGCAATGCTGGGAGCTTGCGCTTCCTTTTATAAAATCATTTAAAGCCTTTGATCTGTAACCGCTAGAAATAAAAATAGGCGTTTTAAAATGCTCTCTTATTGGCTCAAATACTTTGTCCGCTAGTAACTTGAAATTTTCCAAATGCTCGGCGGTTGGCGTGTTGTCAATGCCATGACGCTTGGCCGTATCGCTCCTGGTAATCTCGGCAAGGTTTAAATTAGGACTTATTTTCATTGTCTGTTTTTTTAAATATTTTTTCGGCTGCCGTAATACCTAAAGCGGCCGCACTTAATGCAGCCACGGAATAAACTAAAGCGTCGTTAGGATTAAAATACAAAGTCCAACATAATGCAATCGCAGTAAGGACACCAACAAGCCTTTTGCTAGATGCTTGTCCATGCTCGGATAAAAATCCTTTTGCCCATGTAAAAAATTTATTCATCGTCCTTGCCCTCTGTAAGTTTTTGGTTTTTGCTGGTTCTTGGAATAAGCCTTTTTAGCTTTTCCGTTTCTACGCTTGCCAAAAGAGGTTGGCTTTAAATTTGAGTTACTCCCCTTTTTCATTTTTGCGCTTTTCGAAAATTGCCTTTTCGTTTTTGATTTTAAACACCAGCCAAACGATGGAAAGTAAAGAAATGATTATTGTAAGGAAAATATTCACGTTCATTAAGTCGATTGCCTGAAAAACATTGGCTAAAATCGCCGCAAATGTGGATGGTAATCCTATTTCGTCCTTTTGGAAAATATTCATTTCATTTAATTGCTTTTCGTTTATCAAAAATAAGTCATTTTAAAGCAAATAAAAAAGGGCTATTTCTAGCCCTCTAAATTGTCAGGTATGCATTACCCTTACTTTTCCTTTAAAGCCTCGTAAAGCGGCCCTAAAACAAGCACAGTAAAGCCTTTGGCCTTGACCTTTTCCTTTACTAAATCAGCGTCGGATTTGCTTAGCTCAATGTCGCCCTCGGAATAGTAAATTTTCTTGGCAAGCTCGTAAAGTCTTATCGGGTCGTCCTTCTCTTCAGCTGAAAACAAAGCGTTTCCGACCATCTTAGACAAGTACATAAACTCGCCGTTTTCATTGGTAATTTTGTTGCCTTCGATATCAGTTAAGGCAATTGCTAGGTTTACAATCATATAAGTGTAAGGTTTAATTTTTCGGCAATATAAACATACGCCGCCTCGTTTGAATTATCCCACGCCAAATAATCTTCGCCAGTCATTGCAATATTTCCCTCGGCAAGAGTTTGACCAATTACCAAAGGCATTGCCTCTGTTCCTTCGCCGCTTGCACAAAGTGAATAGTAAAAAGCGCAAGACGATTGCAAGTTGTCGTTAATAATGTAGGCGTTTAATAAGTTAGCCTCTTGGCTTTCGCCGTTTTTCCAAATGGTTACTGCTTCAATTTTTTTCATTTTATTTTTTGTTTAAAGTTATGCAATCATTAAAACACCTGATAAATTATAAACGTCACCGCTAGATAATCCAGCCGCT